GCAGAAAGTGTTATCATAGAACAGAAAGCAAGTGGTGAACCTTTAACACAAGAATTTAGAAGAATGGGTATACCAGTGATTCCTTTTGTGCCAAGTAAGGGTAACGATAAGTTTGCAAGAGTAAATGCAGTAGCACCACTATTTGAAAGTGGTGCAGTGTGGTTTCCTTACGGAGAAAGTTTTGCAGATGCAGTGATAGAAGAATGTGCAAGTTTTCCTCATGGTGCGAATGACGACTTTGTAGATAGTATGAGCCAAGCAATGCTTCGGTATAGACAAGGCAACTTTGTTGAACTATACTCGGACTATGTAGACAATGAGGATTTACCTCCAAAAGAATATAATTATTATTAAGGAATAGTTATGACCAATATCAAAGTAAAAAAAATAGACCCACTTAGTGAACGACTAGACAAAGTTGGACTAAGAGGTGGATTTGGTAAAAGTTCTAGACCAACTTTAAATAAAAAAGATAAACAAGTGATAGATGCTTTTTACAAAGGTAAAGAAGCAAGTAGTAATAAATTAATCTCAGATGGTAAAACTTTAGAGAAAATGGGATTAGGAGCACAGAAAATAGCAAAAAGAGATAAAGGAGAGTTTGGTGATTTTAATATTACAGCGAAAACAGATAGTAAGTCGACACAAAGCATATTAAGATATATTAAAAAAACTTTTCCAAAAGACAGAATTAAAAAAGACACTACAAAAATGGTAAAGAAAAAAAACAAAGGCGGATTACTTGTTACTCCTAAATTAGCTCAAAGAGGTTTTTAGTGATTACCAAAATAAAAAACATATTCGAAAAAATTAAAAGAAGGCTCTTTGGAAAATTGTGCGAGTGTATGCCAAAGAAGAAAAGTAAAAGAGGGAGACCTAAAAAAAAATGACTGTTTATCCAAAAGGCTCAAGAGCAAGAGATTTAGTAGAACAAGATAATCCTACTGGTTATCCAATAGGCTCTGAAGCAGATAAAATTGTAAGAGCTGAAAGAAGATTAAAAAGAAAAAATAAAAAAAAAATTACTACTAGAGACAGTTACCAACCAAAAAGTAAAGTAACAAAACCTAAAAAAGATAATGGTGCAAGTTTTTCAGAAAAGTTAGGAGCATTTACAAAAGTCACTGGCATAGACCCAATACAAAATTTATTAGAAGGTCCTAGTCGACCAGACATGGATGCACCAGATTTAACAAGTGAAGTAAGAGCTAGAGTAGAACAACAAAAAGCAAGAATAGCTTCTGCACCAAAAATGTTTCCTATGTATTATGAAAGAGCTAATAAGGGTAAATTTTTTAACAAGTCCGTAAAAGCAAAATGCAAATTAGGTAGAAATAAAAAAACAAAGATATACTAATGGATAAAGAAAACACACAAATTAATGAGGAGGTGACTGATGAACAAGTTACTGAAGAAACTCCAGTCGTTGACGAAGAAGTTGATGTTGAAGTTAAAGAACCTTCTGAAGAAAACGAAGAGAGCCAAGAAGAAAAAATAAAAGAGTTAGTTGATGAAGTAAAAATATTTTATTCTAACTTAGCCGAGGATATGGATGAAAGAGTTCTTGGAAGAATATCAAGTGAACTAATAGCAGATTACAAAAAAGATAAAGAGAGTCGAAGTGACTGGGAAAAGTCTTATACCTCTGGGTTAGACTTATTGGGGTTTAAGTACGACAATGAGAGTAGACCATTTCAAGGTGCGAGTTCCGTTACACATCCACTACTTGCAGAATCTGTAACACAGTTTCAAGCTCAAGCCTATAAAGAATTGTTACCTTCTGATGGTCCTGTTCGTACTCAAGTGGTAGGGGAGCAAACCAGAGAAAGAGAAGACCAAGCTCAACGAGTCAAAGAGTTTATGAATTATATGATAATGGAACAGATGGAAGAGTATACTCCAGACTTTGACCAATTATTATTTTATTTACCATTAGCTGGTTCTGCGTTTAAAAAAATATATTATGATGAAGTGATGCAAAGGGCGATTGCTAAATTTATACCAGCAGAAGATTTAATTGTTCCCTACTATGCAACCGACTTAAAAGATTGTGAACGAATTACTCATGTTGTGAAGATGAGTGAAAATGACATATTAAAAAAACAACGCACAGGTTTTTATAGAGATGTTGAAATTTTACCTAGTCGCATGGATGACGATGCGGTGCAAGAAAAATATGATTCTATAGAAGGAGTGAGTGCGAGTGCAGATAAAGAATACCAGTTTAATATTTTGGAGATGCATGTTGATTTAGATTTAGAAGAGTATGAATCAGAAGTCTCAGAAAAAAATATTAAAGTACCTTACATCGTAACGATTGATGAAGGTTCACAAGAAGTGTTAGCTATCTATCGTAACTACGATATGAACGATGCGTTAATGAAAAGAAAAGAATATTTTGTACATTACAAGTTTTTACCTGGTCTTGGGTTCTATGGCTTTGGTTTAATACACATGATTGGTGGATTATCAAAAACTGCAACTGCTGCGTTGAGACAATTATTAGATGCTGGTACTTTGAGTAATTTACCTGCTGGTTTTAAGTCAAGAGGTATGCGAATTAGGGATGATGACCAACCTTTTCAACCAGGTGAGTTTAGAGATGTTGATGCACCAGGTGGTAATATCAAAGACCAATTTCAAATTTTACCATTTAAAGAGCCAAGTTCTGTTTTATTTTCATTGTTAGGGTTTGTTGTACAAGCTGGACAGAGATTTGCAGCTATAACAGACAATGCGATAGGCAACGATGCACAAAATAGAGCAGTTGGAACGACTATTGCCCTCTTGGAACGAGGCTCAAGGGTCATGAGTGCTATTCACAAACGATGTTACTATGCAATGAGACAAGAATTTCGTCTTTTAGCTAGTATTTTTGGTACATATTTACCACCAATCTATCCATATGCTGTGTATGGCGGTAATCGACTGATAAAAGTAGCAGATTTTTCACCAGAAGTGGATGTAATACCAGTTGCTGACCCAAATATCTTCTCAATGGCTCAAAGAGTCACACTTGCACAGACACAATTACAGATTGCACAGTCAAATCCACAACTTCACAATGTTCGAGAAGCATATAGAAGGGTATACGAAGCATTAGGCACGAAACAAATTGATAGTTTGTTAAAACCAGAAAGAATAGAACAACCTTTAGACCCAGCTATTGAAAATGCAATGGCATTACGCATGGAAATACCAAAAGCATATCCTGAACAGAACCACGATGCACATATCATTTCACATACTGCGTTTATTAAGAGTAGAATGGTACAAATTAATCCTATGGTGTATGCGTTATTACAAGCACATATTATGGAGCATGTATCGTTTAAAGCTAGAGCTTTAATATTACAAGAATTACAAGCCAAACCAGAAACATTAAAGTTACAACAAGATAATCCAGAAGCATTTTTGGTGATAACGGAATCTTTGGTTGCTGATAAGATTGCACAATTAGTTTCTGAGTTACAATTATTAGAGGGAGCTGATGAAAAGAAAGACCCACTAGTTCAACTTAAACAACAAGAGATGGATTTACGAGCTTTAGATATGCAAAGAAAAATTCAAGAGCATGTAGACATTGAAGAAAGAAAGATGGGAGAGTTTGAACAGAAACTTGATTTAGAAAAAATGAAACGAGAAGATAGTGAAGAACAAGGTGAAGAAAGAATACGAATAGCAGAAGAAAAATTAAAAGTAGCAAAGGAAAAAAATGAGAAGAAATAAAGCACTACCACCGAAACGAGGTCCTAACCCTCAAGGTCTTAAAAAAGGTGACTTACTAAATATTGGTTGTCCTCATCGTGAAAATGGTGTACAAGGAAGTGATATTAAGGGAGTGAAACCAATACAAGTGAAAGGTAAAAAGTTTATCGGTGTTTTGTGATAGATGGTGATTCATCAGAATACAATTTTATAACCGAAGAAATACAAAAATTAAAACTTGACCCAGTAGTGTTAACTTGTGAAATAGGTTTGCGTAGGGGGTTGGGTTCTAAAACTATTATGGATGCGGTTATTAGTCAAGGTGTCGAACATTATCGACATGTTGCCATAGACCCTTATGGCGATTTAAAATATAAACATTACGATGACAAAGACCCTTATGTTTGTGATTACAATGACCA